CCCACTGACACAGCCAATACTGAGCCGCATGGAAGCACATGTTTGAGTGGCAAAACGAATCGTGGCGTTGACTTTGATGGCATCGTTCAAGACCGAAACGTAATTTTCTTGCCATGTCTCTAGAACATTACCCAACGCATCCAATACATCTAAAGTGACAAAAAAGACTTTATCCGCTGCTGTATTCTCTAATATACCTGCAATCGAAAGTACCGAAGGAACTTTTGTCAAATAAATGTCCTGTTGAAGTGTTCCGTTGGTTACGGTAAGATAGCGACCCCGCCCTGCCCTTACATTATAAGAAGTGTAGTTTATGATTTCTCCTAAAACAACACTCGCGGGGTTGGTGGCATAATACCACTTTTCAGGAGCAGGAATAGCGGTATTTTCACTAACCGCTAAATACTCAGAGTTACGTAATAAATTATAATTGCCTGTTCCGTACATTTGCCGAGGGACATAGACTCGCTCGTCTTTGATGTAGTAATTTTGAACAAAAACGGCTCCGGCAGGCATCGTTATAACCGCTAAAACCATGTCTAGCATGGTATCTTCTTGGGTCATAGATTTAGAAGATGAACTTACATTATCAGAATACTCTTTATAGAGAGAATAATTATTAAAAACCCCTTCAAGAACCATCAAACGAGCCTCTTGTTTAATAAGATCGACTCGTAACATGACATAATCAAAACGGGTAGCTAAAGTTGTATTAGGTGAAATGGTTAACGAAACATCGGAATCGGACACAAAGAACACATTGTTTAAAACCGCCATACCAGACTGGACCGTGACACTGCCCCCACCCCCACCAATGACTCGCAGATCATTTAAACGATTGGGAATAACACCCCCAAACTCGTCGGTATTGTGTTCCGCAGTCATATATTTATTAAACGTCAATGACGTATAAGGAGCGGTAGCAGAATGTAAATAAGTGGTCATGTTTTGGCCCCGTAAAGGTACATATAATCCGAACTTCCTGCGGTAGCATCGACTTCAAAAGGATCAAGATCAGGGTCTTTTTGGATATTAACAATACCGTGTCCCGTCCCTACAGAGTTATTGGGTAAACGTCCTGTCTCTACTCCAATATAAGTAGCATTACCAACCGGGTCTTCTAGTCTACAATGCGAGTCATCTACACCTGCCGAACCGGGCGAACTATGATTTAACTGAGCAAAAAGAGCGGTAAACTTTCTGACTAAGGCTTCTTCACGCGGATAGACAAAAGTAGGATAGATAAATTGTTGCTGTAGAAAAGGAATGTACTCTTCTTGAGGCACAAAGGGCGCAGCTACCCACCCTTTGGTAGCAGTAATTTGTCCCACAATAAAATCAGTAGCTACTGTACTGGAAAACAATAAATTAATGTCGGTAGGGGAACTATCTGCTAAAAATCTAACAATATATAACTGCTGGTCTTCTGTAGGCAAGACAGTATTTAACAAAGTCGCCCCGTTGTAGATATTAAGTGATCCGCTTTTAACCCACAGGTAGAATTGAATCGTAACCCAAGTGTTAAGATTAGTTGATCCGATACGCACGGTTCCGGTGTCCAAAGAAAAGGCTCCGGTAGAAGTGATACGTAAAGGAGTACACCGTTCAAATTTCATTAGATCGGTTACATACGGGGCAACGATAACTGAATTGGCAATTCCATATAATACCCAGTTAAAGACCGGTGTGCCCGAAGCTGTGTAGGTTGTTTCAGTATTCACCGCCGCCAAAAGTTCAGAATTGGGGAAAACATTCTTAGTTACAAAATCATTATAATGAGCGGGACTTTGAATAAAAACCCGTTCGTCAAACATATATTCGGGATTGACAACATCTCCCGCTGCCGGCACATACATACGCATGATAGGAAGAACAACATCGTTGCCTGCATGTAATATATCTAAAGAAGGTATTTCAGGCGGGTTGTTTTTATCCGTACCATAAACCATGTAAAAAGTCGGAACTTCAGTGGTACTAATGCCTACCGCAAAACGTACCCAAAACGGCCCTGCACAGACTCTAGCAGGTGTAAAGGTCTTAGTCAGATAACTCAGAATAATTTTGCCTTTGTAGGCAATCATACCACGTGTGATGTCTACCGAAACTCCTACTGTACCTTCTTCGTAACTCAATCTAGCAGCAGTAAAATAGCCCCCAGGATACCCCGCCCCAAAACCGTACACAAAACCCCCTGGCGTATCGCTGAACAAAGGTTCCACTACGGTTTCAAGATCATCATTATCATACGGAGCTAAGGAAGCATCTCCGGTAAGGGTTCCGTCATAAAAGTAGGATTTTTGGGTCATGTAATGACTCCCACAATCGTTACCGTTGCATCTAAGGTTAAGGCCCCGGTAGCCGTAGCGGTTATGTAAAAACGATTTGTTGAAGCACTGGATACTACAGGTAGCCAGATTAATTGTCGCACATAATGATCATTAGGCATTCCCGAACAATTAACGGTAGCTAAAGTAAAATAATAAGGATCGAGGGCTTCAAATTCAAGTGATGCAGTTCCTGCGGCTGATCCTGAATCACGTAACAAAACATCTAACAATAAAAAACGAACATCGTGCGAGATACCCGCCGTTATAGCTTCGGTAACGGTGATTCGTCCAGTAGAAACTCGAAAAGTTCCGTCAAAATAAGCGGTAACAGGATTCTTTAAAAATATAATTTCATTTTGTCGTGTATAAAGCATGGGAACGTGCCCGTAGCACACCGACACATACCCGAAAGTAATATTGGTAGTTACCGCAGGCGTTACGTCTTCTAGTTGGACTCGTAAAATAGGTGTATTTAACCAGATAGAATAGGGAAATAATTCAGCCCTTAAAATAGCTCCGTAGCGACTAGCTGTAGACGTGTTGTAAGTATAAACGGTATCAGCAAGGGTAGTCCATGTAGCTCCTGTTTTTTCCTGTAAACGAATACGCACCTGCTTACCAGAGGTTAAAGCTAAACTTACATAAACACTTATGGGAACCGAATCACCATAAGCATTCCATTCAAAGTCATTGGGAATAGGAGCTTCAAACGCACAAGAACAGGTTGCTCCTGTATCTGCATAAAAACCGCAATCAAAGCCGCGTGGGGTGCTTCTAAACGACGATCCACGAGTAATAACCAACGCTCCGGTATCCACTACCCACCCTTCGGGTAAGTCGGCTGTAGCCGTACCTGAAGCGCTGCTGTAGACGGCTAATTCTGAATTAGGAACTAAATTGGTTCGATCTAATGCCTTAGCTAATACAGATCGAGGGGTTTCAAACATAGTCCGACGATCTTGAATATATTCCGCTGTAGCTGGATCAGTTCCCACATACGGATGAGCCAAATAGACATACGCTAAAGTAAGATAACCTACCGTTATAGTATTAGTGAGAGTCGGATAAGTGGGACTAGCGGCTTCTGTACCTTTGACTACTTCTAAAGTCAAAACACCCGTATCATGTTTAATAACAATCGCATCATAACGATTATTCGCCGCAGTTGAATCAAGATTAAGGGCCGTACGTTGGTCAAGATCATAGACATAGCCCCACAATAACGCTTTGCCAGGATTAACCCATACCCCTTGTACACTATTGGACTCTACTCGTAAACTTTTATCTCCATACGACCCTGCCACTACTCCGTTATTGTAATGCAGGTGATTGATAACATCTTTATTGCCAACCTGAATAACTTCGGTAGCTCCGGTTCCATAGGGATAATAAGAATCAACAATGGTCATTAGATACCCCTGTAAGCCTTTTTATAGTTCATCACAACGGTTCCGCTGGTGCTGATACCTTCTACAAAGACTCTGATAATGTTAGAAGTGGTCGGGGGAGCGGTTTGTAGGACAAAAGAACTTAAATCACCTGAGAATAAACTCAAGACATCTTCACCGCTGCAAGTAGCAGATAAGTTCGGTCCTGTTTGTAACACTACTGTACCGTAACTCGTATCTCCGGCAAAATCAATCCGTTGATCGGTTGAGACATTTAGAATTGTGACATTTGACACCACTCCCGTAAATTGAAAAGAAGGAAATGATTCCCACGTCCCATCATAGACTACGGTTTCAATATCATGCTTACAGCCAAAGATAAAGGGCCAAACCATCGGCAAAACCGCTTCTGCTTCCCACGTATTAAAGGTTACGGTTGTATCTGTTGGATCGTACCAGATGGGATAAGGGGCGATAAACTCAATCGTTTCAGTAAAAGAAAACTGGTCCCATGCGTCCGCTTCGGGGCGATTGAGAGTCATTTTTCCACTGAAATAGACATCAATTTCACGAGTCTTATAAACTCCGTTATCCACCCATCGGTAGATCAAATGTTGAAGTGTAGGGTTGTAAGTGTAAGATCGGTTCTCTCGAAAGGTATCTAATAAATACTCTCTCAGAGTCAAATATTCGTTGTAACATTCTTTGGTAATGCGTAATGTTACTTCTAGAGTACGGGGTTCTAGTTTTTTGCTTAACAGTCGTTCGCCGTGTTGGTAAGGGAACTTAATTGAAGTCGGCTCCATATTGGAGAAACCAAAACCCTTCAGTCCAATCACCGCTTTAGACGGAGGATTATGAAGAGTAAAGGTCACTCCATCTTCCGTTACAAAATCTAATTTAAAGCCTGGTTTTCTCATGAGTTTCGTAGCCAGCTTTGATAAAGATAGTCGGTATCCTGTGCCACATTATTAGACGTTCCGTAGACCGTAGGAGCAAAAGTACGATTGACTGTATTCGCTGTGTTGATAATCGAACTAACCACTGACCCGCCAATACCACTCAGAGACGAACTAGCGTTATTCATGCGAGTCAGACTACTAATCACTGAGTTCACAGCATTGTTAATGGTACTAGTGATGTTATTCATAATGGACGGAACCGCAGTCATGAAATTAGTCAAACTACTCTGCATGGTGTTGACGTTCATCACCACACCGTTTTTGATGTTATTCATAATCGTAGAAACATTACTTCCAATACCCCCCATAACACCAAAGAGACTGCCTGACATATTGAGCATCCCATTTTGGAGTCCCATCATAATATCTTGACCAAACCCTTGAAAGACGGTGGACGGTGAACCAATACCCATTGTGGTTTTAAACAGTCCGATCATACCCACAGCCATTGTATTAACTTTGAGCAAGTTCTCGGCGGTTTTGTCGTCAATGCCTCGCATCACCCCATTTACCAGATAGATACCTGATTCACGTCCAAATTTAAAGGTATCTTCTTTAACTTGTAACTGCATGTCAGGATCATTGAGGCGTTTATTGATGTCTTCGGCTGTAAGGGTAGTGGTTCCTCCGTTATCTTCCATTACAGCGTCTTTTAACATCTGAAAGAAATCAATTTCGCCTACTTTTTTCTCAAGCCAATCTACAACGGCATTCCACATCTTATCAGCATAGGGCTGTAAAACAGGCCATACATCGTTTTCAATAAAGTTACCTATGCCTGTTAAAGCATTTGTGATTGCTTCTTTAGTTTCATCACTGGAAATAAAGTCTGAAATCTCAGTCATCAAATTGCTTAAAATAGATTGAAGACCTTCAAAACCAGAAGTGGTAGACCAATCTGTTGTAGTAAACTCTTGAGGTAATCCAAGTTCACCACTGTTAAACATACTGGTGCTAACCGTTTCGCCCGTGTCAAGAGTCATACGTCCGGTATCTGATTGGAAAGCGGCTTTAAAAGCGTCGGCAGTGATATTGCCTAGCTTTTTACCCCCTGCCGTGTAGATACCCATCATCTTCGTATTGGTGACATCGCCTAGCTTACTATCCCACCCACTCCATAACTGACCAATCAGATCACCAACTACTTTAATGGCATCTCCGAGTAAACTGACTCCATCGGTCTTGATCCAGTTCACTAGATCGTTAAAAGCAGGTTCGACTAAGGTCACGAGATTGACCTTAAGGGCATTCCACACGTCACCGATGACAACCAATAACTCATCAAAGATACCTTTAATGCCGTTCTCTTTGTAAGCATTGGCTAGATCAGTAAACCCTTTAACCACAGCGGTAGCGACTTCAGTGAAAACAGTCATTAATTGAATACCAAAGGTTAACAACTCACCTAAGATTTCACCAAAGGATTTCCCTGCTCGGCCCGCTCCGGTGTTCAAAGCGTCACTAAAGGTATTGCCTTGTTGGATACCCTTCTCTGTCTCTCCGAACAGGACCGAGAAAAATTCACCGACAGCCGTTTTAAACTCGCCAAACGATTCACTTAAGCCTGACCACGCCGCACGAATAGTTTCAAAAGTTGAAGTGAAACCGGTATAGAAGCCCATTAAGAAATCACGAATACCTGCTGTGAGTCCAAGAATAATATCCGCTGTTCTAGAAGCAGAACTTTCAACGCCCTTAACAGCAGTATCAGAATCGCCTACGCCACGAATCAATTCTCCAAAAGATTTGACAATCTTGATAACTGTCGCGGCAATTTCACCCATCGTGTAGCCAAATTTACGAGCGGTTTCTTCGGTAGCTCCGAGGGCTTTAGCGATTCCGTATAGTGAAGACTCACGCCCCGATCCGGTTGAACCTCCACTGAACAGTAAAAGAATCGCCTGTTCAATACCTTCACTCTTTAAATCCTTGACAAACTGTGAGGCTGAGTCTTTGAGAGTCGATGTTAGTTTTTTCCAGTTCTTTGACGCCGCTTTGATTAGATCAGGACCAATAGCAACTGCTAAGCCTGCCGTTAACCCCGCCGCTAACAATAAAGGTACAGTCGTCACAAAGCCTGTGAAGAGAGCAATAATCTTACCAAATAAAGCGGGGAGAACTTTTTTAACCAGTCCTGAGAATGCCCATGACATTCCATCAAAGATTGTTCCAGCTAATTTACCAATTGCTCCAAAAGCCTGCCCTGCAATATTGGTAATCTGTCCCAAGACTCCTGAGATAAATCCCAACGCTTTCATGAAACCTGCGTTAATAAAGCTAAGAGCAAAGGTCACTACAAAGACCAAAGTTTTGACAATCCGTGTCACTCCGGTAAACATGGAAGAAACTGTGTTCGTCAAGAAAGAAAAGATACCCGTGATAGGGGCTTTGAGTCCGGTAATTAGCCCAATCAGTCCTGTAAAGACACCTTTGATTTTACCTACCGTGCCTGTTGCGGCACTGAGTAAGCCTGCAAACGGATTAAAGAGTTTGATACGACCTAAGCCTGCAAAAGCGTCAATACTGAATGCTGTGAGTTTTAAGAGTGACCCAAAAATGATTAATAGAGGACCAATACTTGCAGCGAGAGCCGCGAAACCGGCTATGGCTAACTTAGCACCTTTAGGTAAATCACGTAATTCCGCTACGAAGTTCCGTAACGCGGTAATACCGACATTTAAAGGTTCTTCTAACGAGAAGTAAATCTCAGCACCAAAGGCTTTGATTTCGTTATATAGAAGTTTCAGTTGGTTCTTAGTAGTGGCAAATTTCTTCTGAGCTTCTTCTTGCAGAGCGGTTTGCTTGATCCACTCTTCGTTGGAGATGTTGACGTATTTATTTACAAGTTCAACATTTGGACCCAAGCGGTTCATAGTATCTTTCAACCGAATGGTATTCAGATCAAGTACATCTAGAACACCTGCCGAAAGCTTACCTTCTTCTTGGAGCTTTGAAAGTGCTCCCAACATACCTGTAAACGCCGCTGTCGGATCAGTACGGATCAGACTAATCAAAGCCGTTTCCGTCATGCCCATAACCTGAGCCGTTGTTCTGATCACTTCTTGCGACTTAGCCATTTGTTTGTTGAGATCGGCGATGGTACGTGTTCTCACCCCATCCATCGCTGCGCCCATTGACATTGTACCTTCAGTGACACCATTCAAATCCTGTTCAAAACCTTCCAGATTAAGGTCACTGAATTTGGCTTTTAACTCATCAAAGGTCGCTCCCTGACTGATGGCTTGCTGCATACTCGTAATGGAATCTTCAACCGAAGCCATACTGGTATTGAAGTCTTCGGTTGACATTTGGAAGTCATTCGCTGCATACGACATCTGAGTCAAGATTCTAGAAACCGCCGAACCGCCCATTTCCGCTTTGATACCTGAAGCGGCTAACGCAGCCGAAAGTCCTAAGACTTCCGGTGTGGTCATGCCAACGGCTCGTGCCGCGCCTGCGATTCGAAGTGACAAAGCAGCAATTTCAGGTTCAGTTGCCGCTGCATTGTTGCCTAACTCTACGATGGAGTTACCAAACTGTTGAGCAAAGGTTCCCATCTCTTCAGACGTGACACCCATGATATTACCCATACGAGCAATATTAAAGGCGGCTTCTTCAGAAGAAAACGCAGTCGTCTCAGCCAATAAAGCAATCGTTCGTGTAAAATCTTCTAGAATGGGGTTGGTTTCAGTTCCGAGTTTGACTCCCAGTTGACCGGAAATCTGAGCAATCTTAGCAAGTTCTGAAGCGGCAATAGGAATATCCGTAGACATTTCCAAAAAGGTATCACGTAATCCCAAACCTTTTTCGGTCAGTTTACCAAAATCTTTATTAGCAAAAACAGCGGCTTCTTGTGCGTCTGTTAGTCCCTCAGACGTGCCATACATAGAAAGAGCCAGTTCATCAAACCCTTTGGCTACTCCATCTACGGTCTTAGACACCCCTGCAAAGCTATCTTCAAAGTTAATGGCAAAAGCCGCCAAACCCGTTGCTGCGCCCACGATTGGAAGAGTCAGCGAAGCGGTTAGTTGGCGGCCTGTAGCTACGAAGGCATTCCCCACCGAAGTTAGTTTAGTCGTGAAACTGGCAGAGGATGATTCAAGGGTATGAATGGAGGTATTGATCTTATTGAGAGCGTTGTCGAAGGTGGCTAGTTGTCGTTGTGATTCACTGATACCAAGAACAACTAACCTTACGCCGGTATCTTCATACATTTATTTACCCTTTTTGGATTGGGCTTTGAGTTTCCTGTTTTCTGCGTCCTGCGTATTATTATTGACTAGTTTAACACTAAAGTAATGAGCTATTAAAATTGACTGCTGCTCAGGAGTCAATGCTTGCCAACTACCAAAATACTGATAATTAGCGGTGTTGCAGGCGTCAATTTCGTAGAAAAGAGGAATGGAGCCAGGGATGGACTCAAACTCCATCCCTGTTGGTGTTACATCTGAAATCTTAAACTCACTTAG